CAAAATACTTGCATTGTTTTTGTACATTTTGTAAATGCTATTGAGTTTTCGTAAATCTCCTTGAACAAATTGAATAATATTATTGAATGTATCATCTTCATTAATAGGAATAATATTTTTCATGATAACAGACACTTGCTCTTTCGTTGGAGTTATAATTTCAATTGTACTGCAAACTTTCATAAGTTCTTTTATTTTTTTATCAATGTGATAATTACCTATGCAAATAATTGGATTTAAGGTAACATCTTCTTGTTTTTGTTTTTTAGTTTTTTTTGGGCGAATAAGTTTTATTAGAGTGTTAATACCACCTTTATCACCATTATTCATTCCATCAATTTCATCCATAACAATTGCAATTTTTTTTACTTTTTTATGAAAGAGACTCATAATATTTTTGTCAGACATATTATGTTTTGTAATAGTATCAATTACTGATTTATTGCGTATGTCTCCAGCATCATATTTTATTACATCATAGTTAAGTTCTTTTAATATGTTCATGACAAAAGAAGTTTTTCCAGACCCAGGATCTCCATAAACATAAATACCTTTTTTCAAAAGCGGGTCTTTTTTATTTAATTCAAAATGGGACAATATGTCTTTCATTTGCTTAACGTGCATTTCTCTGTTTAGCAAATTATTTAAATTTAGATTCTCCATTTTATATTTAAAGTTCGATTCTTTTTATGTTGATTTTTACTTAATGCCGATTCGTAAAATATATTTTTATAAAAGCATTAGCGGGGAACCTAGGTTTAACGAAGTAGCACACTCCTGCCCTTCTGAAAGGAAAGACCCTTACCATTTTCAATAACAACTTTTATTTATTGAAAATTAACTTTTTTAATCCAAGTATAACGGCTATATTTGTTGTAAAATTATGGTTTTGATGAAGCATTATATACCGCCGAAAAATTTGTTAACGTATTTCCTGAAGCATCGCAAGGATTGGAAACACCATAAGTAATCCCATCCCAAGTTACTCCGCAATTTGTTGCCCATTGATATTTAGCGCATAATGAATTGCCTCCACTAAAAATAGGTTTAGTAAAGTCCATTGTTAAATACTTTTGAGACCCCGATGGTTTACAAGTACCATTTCCTAAATTTTTAACATTGGTACATTGTGAACCATTTCCAGATAAATCAACCCAAAAATCAGGGCATTCACCAACAAGCGGAGGCCATATAGAAGTGCTAGCTTTTTGTAGGGAATAACCAATTAACACTAAAACTATAATGAGTATAATAATTGCTAAAAATAAAACAAATTTTTGGAATGAAGGCATATTTATATAATATAGTATGTGAATAAAATTATATAAAGCCTATATTTTTTTCTATTTTATTATTATATAAATGCAAAGTTCAAATGGAAGAGTAGATATTAAAACCGCAAGTACGTGTGATTTGTTTAAAATGTATGATAAAATTCCAGCAAATCAATGTGCAACATTTAGAAATCCCACAGAAGGTCTTTGGGATGACACTAAATTATCAAATGTGTTTTTTTCAAATGCTAATATTCAAATAATTCAAAATGGAATTAGGGCTGGAGTTTTTAAAAGGTCAAATGGCCAATACACAATAGGAGAACAAGATTGCGATTCTCTCAAAATAATTATGAGGAGTGTATTTTTGCAAAACGCAGTAAATAAGCCTACAAACATTAAAGGACAAATTGAACAATTGAACGACATTGTGCTTAATTATTGTATACAACAAGTTTATAGTGAAGCACAAGGCTACATGAAATATTTAGATGACGCCAGCACTTTAGTTGTTCCTTTGTCAAATCCTATGATGGAATCAACGTATGATAAACAACTTGAATTAAAACCTTGGTTTTGAATCAAATCAGAATGCAAATAAAAACATATTTTTTTATTTATTGAAATACTTTATTTTTGCCGCATTCTTCGAGTAACCTTTTTATTGCGCTTTGTTTTTTTATAGCGTTTTGTTTTTCTTTTTCTTCGTCCTCCTTTTTTACTTTTGCTTGATTCTCCTTTTTCTGGGTTTGGTTCTTCTTCTGCAAAATCCATTTCAACATAACCAGGAAGTTTATTAAGCGCTTTTTTACCAGCCTCATCTATAATAACTTCATATTGAACTTCGTCCATTAAGTTGCCAGAAATGTATGTAATAGTATCTCCAACTTGAATTTTATCATTATTTTCTTTGAAATAAACATGTGGATCTTGACTAGTAGTCCAATTTTTAGGCATTTATAAATTAAATAAATATTATTATTAGTAATTCAAAAACTATTTCTCTCCATTGGTCTTTTCCTTAAAGAAAAATTTAGGATAGTTTTGCGAATACAAAACGAGTATCATTAGTCCTAGAGGTAAAAACAATGGTTCATAATAGTTCAAATATGTCCAAATCATTACAAATATAATAGGAAAAATATGCGCCCTTGGAATCAGTTTATAACAATCTGAAGTTCGAAAATAAATCCATGTGCCAGAGAAAATTACCGCTATAATAACTTTATTGTCATAACTCAAATATTTATCTAAAAGCATTATATAGTATGTTTACAAAATTATATTTAGAGACAACAAATCCAAAACTTACTCTCTCCGGCTTACTTTCGCCAAGAATCATGATTGGAATTTTTGACTCAGTTCTATTTCATACAATAGTATATGTGTTGTTTTGCAATGTAGGAAGTTGGATTTTCTTTGGCAAAGTTTTATCAAAAGAGATTAACGCGCGACTTGCCATTGCGTTGACTATCATAATGGTTCTTGGTTACATTGGTAGACTTTTACATACGAGAGAAATTTATAGGGCTTATGATGGCGATATTGAAAAAACAAGAAAATACATTGATGACCATTACATTTCTTGGGTATTTTTATCATAAAGTTTTTGAATTAGACGCGCATTGTAAAAGTTTTTGAAAGAATGTGCCGTCTTGTTTTGATTCATTTTTTTGAGATTCAAGTTTCTTCAATTCAACCTTTTTAAATTCCGCCAACGTAGTCTCATCCAGCACATAAATTTTATAAATAGGTGAACCAAACACTGCAACATTTTCAAAGAACTCTGGCTTTGATTTCATAAAACTGGAAATAGTAATAAATCTATGTAATGGAATCGTCATAACATGTTCGTCATTTATTACTGCGACGTTGTAAAGTTTTGGAAAATTGTCATGGTAAATAGAAGTCGCTGCCGGTGGAATGAAATCCTGATTTTTTTCACTCGAAAAATCAGGATACACAACATTATAAATTTTTGCATAAAGGTCTTCTAATGAAATATCTTTATCAACGATAAGAGGCAAGTTTTTTTTCAAAGTATTAATCTTAAACTTAATGTTATTATTTTTGTTTTTGTTTTTGTTTTTGATTTGTTCCGCTACTTGATTATTCATGGAAAATCTATCATTATTTGATTTTTCAAAAATTGAGTATTCGAACATTGTTATTTAGTTGCAAATAAAAAAACTTTTATATTGAGTTCAATTTTTTTATAAACCATTTCAGTATACAAAATTATTAACTACTTGGTAGGCGCCTTGGACTTAATCTTAACAACGGATGCTTTTTTAGTTTGAAGACCACTCATCAACCTTTCACGCTCCTCCTTGTAACCAAGATAAGCCTCGCGTAAAGAATCTAGTTCAGAAGACCACATCTCTTGAATAGTTGTTGCCTCAATCGCAGTTAATTCTTTTTGCTTTGTCGAATGTTCCTTGTTCAATTTATCAACATTCTCTTCTGTAACACTATCCATTGGCATCTTGACCAAATATTTATATTCTTCATCATCGTTAATAGTATCATACTTTTTCATCTTTAACATAGTGCAGACCTCGTCTTTCTTCTTCTTGCGCAGGTCAATGGTTCCATCCAAATTTTCCTTGATGTAGCGTGCTTTATTAGAAAGAACCTGCAAGTCGCTTTTAAGAGCATTAATCATGTAATTCTTTCTAGTTTGATATAGTGAAAGTCTAGTATCAAAATAGTCATCAATAATCTGCGCTACATTTGCGTACTTTTTGAGTTTATCTTGAGAATCAAACAAATGCATATTTGTGCTTGACATTGTTGTAAATAGCTTGAATGTTTTTTCAAGTTGATTGAGCCCGTGGTCCGCAGAACCAGCCTCCAACTCATCAAGCTTACCCTTTTGCAAAACAATTGTAAAATCAACGTTTGTATCCTTACTCATGTCATCATAATCTTTAACTAGTGGGGTAATTTTCTTGCCAGCCTTATCTGTTGTTTCTGTTAGCGACTCAAGTAGTTCTTTGAAGTCTTCCGTCCAGAACCCAACGGGAAGTTCTGTGACACGAATTTTATCACTAGCCAACTTTTCATACTTTCCTTTAACAAGGAACTTACCTTCGGTCAACTTCTGAATTTGACCTTGAAATCCTTCGTAGTAAGGTACAAACTCAATGCCATCTACTGAAGTATTAGCAAGTTTATGTTTCAAATATTGAATAATAGTGAGAGGATTATAGCACATAATATCAGTGCTAAAACCAGTGCCAATTCCTTTGGCTCCATTTACCAAAACCATCGGAATAATAGGAGCATAGAATAGAGGCTCAACCAATTGTCCGTCATCGTCTAGATACTTGAGCACATTATCATCCATTTCAGGAAATATGAGACGCGTCATTTTATTCAAATAGGTAAAGATATATCTTTCAGATGCACTATCCTTGCCACCTTGCAATCTAGTTCCAAATTGTCCACTAGGAACAAGAAGGTTGATATTATTCGAACCCACAAAATTTTGCGCCATGCCAACAATTGCTCCGTTTAGCGACGCTTCGCCATGATGGTAGCCAGAGTGCTCACTAACATAACCCGAAAATTGTGCAACTTTGATTTCAGTTGTAAGATTCTTCTTGAAACTAGAATACAAAATCTTACGCTGAGAAGTCTTTTGGCCATCCATCAAGTTTGGAATACTGCGGTCGCAATCATACTTTGAAAAGTGAATGAGTTCCTTGTTGATAAAATCATCGTAACTCACTAAAGGCTTACTAGTGTCAAGATAACTTTCGCGATCATATTCTTCTAGCCACTCCTTTCTGTCATCAGATCTCTTTTTATTGAAGACCATATCAATTGCATCATCGCTTAGCTTTCCGCTATGCTCAAAGGCAACAATCTTTTTCTTCTCAAAGTACTCTCGAAACTCTTTTGCAGTACTAGTGCCAAGTCCCTTGTAATATTTAATGAGCCAACCTTTTGTCTCATTAACTTCCTTCCACTCCTCATATTCACCATTATTATAAAACATCAACTCTTTTGATCCCTTTTTTGCTTTCAGAATAGGTGTATTCATGAAGCCAATGAACCCTGGAATAAGTGTTAAAGACGGCCATTCAGTTTGGAATAAATTGATTCCAAGACCTTTAATATGAGAGCCGTCCAAGTCTTGATCCGTCATAAACAAAACCTTCCCATAACGTAAACTCTTTGCAATATCCGCCATATCCTTATATTGCTTTCCAGTTTCAAGACCAAGAATCTTTTTTATCTCTGCAATTTCCTTGTTTTCCGAAATTTTCTTCACAGATTCGCCACGAACGTTGAGAATCTTACCTTTCATTGGATAAACACCAATTGTATTTCTATCATCTGATGAGAGCCCAGAGACAATGCCAGCCTTTGCTGAATCCCCTTCGCAAAAGATAATCATACATTGTCCGGACTTTTCCGTTCCAGCCCAGTTTGCATCAACCAACTTGGGAATACCCCGAATGTTCTTTGTTTTAGAACCATCGGTTTTCTTGGCCGCCTTGTTTTCTTTGACTTCGGTGATTGCACATGCTGCATCCATTACTCCGATCTTTGCCAGCTTTTCAATGAATTTATCGCTAACTGCGCAAGACGATCCAAACTTGGAACTTGGCGTATTCATAAAATCCTTGGTTTGGCTATCGAACGCAGGATTCTCAATATCGCAACGTATGAACAATATGAGTTGTTCCTTGATGCTATTCGGCTTAACTTCAACCTTTTTCTTCTTCTCAATGAACTCGATCATCTTCTTAGTGATTTGATTGAGAATATATTCAACATGTTTACCACCCTTTGATGTATAAATACCATTGACAAAGGAAACCTGTTGAAACTCATGAGTCGGTGAAAGAGCTGCGACATATTCCCAGCGCCCATTTTCAGAGTCTTCATGAACTCGCTTGACTTCGTCCTTTCCGCCAATATACATATCAACGTATTGTTGAAATGTCTTGATTGGAAGTAAAGATGAATTATATTTTACCTTTAGTGTTTTATCGGTAACAGCAGCAACATCGTATACACGCTTTCGCAAAAGTGCTAGCATATCCAGAGTCAGACCATTAATTCCAAGACGCATATAGTCGGGCTTGAAGGTGATTTTAGTATACGGCTTACTCTTACACTTGGTAATAACTGGCGTACATATTTCGTCCAAGTTATTTTTGAACGTTTGCGTGTACTTTAGTTCACGAACATGGTCAATAGTTTCGATAGAGCCAATTGTCGACCAAATGAGCGCAAGCTTGAAGCCAAACCCATTTTTACCTCCAACAATTTTCTTTTCGGTTTTATCATAGTTTGTTGAAGTTCTAAGATGACCAAAAATCATCTCAGGGATCCACATTTTATGTTCCGGGTGCATTGCGACATCGATACCATTTCCATCATTGACCATGATAATTGTTCCGTCGTCTTGAATAGATATGTCAATGTAGGTAACTGGAAGGGCATTTGCACTTTTGTTTGCGGCGGCTTGCGCTTGGCGAACAACGTGATCACGACAATTGACAACGCCTTCGTCAAACAGCTTATATAGACCTGGAATATAGCGAATATTCTTTTGCACAATTTTATCTCCTGACTCGGCAAGAATCCACATGTCTGTATCAACCTGTTCAACAGACCCGATATAAGTATCTGGATTATCCAAAATATGCTGTTTATCTGTTTTTTGTTGATATTTATTTGCTAGTAGACTGGCTTCTGTCGTCATTCTTATCGTTGTTCATAAATTATCTTTAATTAATTATTTCAATTTTATTTCAACTTTTAGAAAAAGTTGATTTTTTATCAGAACTATATATATATGACAAGTTGCTACATTTCATATGTAAAAAAACATTTGAATAGAACAGCAGACTGGTTAATAAAACAAGAATGTTGTGATCGCATTACATGTACAGACTTGGCAAGAGATTTGCAAGACCTACAATATAAATGTAATGACTTGTATGGAGATTTGCATGAATCAAATAGAGATGAAAAAGGAAATATAATAGGAACTTTATGCTCTAAATTAAAAAACAAAAAAATAATGACATTAAATAAATTAAAGCAATTAGAATCTCGAGGAGGTAAAAAAAATAAAAGTAAAAGCAAAAACCAAAGTAAGAGCAAAAATCAAAGTAAAAAACAAAACAAATCTAGAAAGATTATAAGAAGATAAAACGCAACTACTTTTGCTTTTTTTGCTCAACTTTTTTTAAAAGTTGATTTTTTTGCTCAACTTTTTTTAAAAGTTGATTTTTTTGCTCAACTTTTTATAAAAGTTGATTTTTCTAAAAGTTGATTTTTTTGCTCAACTTTTTTAAAAGTTGATTTTGATATACTTTTTCTAAAAGTATAATAGATGTCAGACCAAATATATGGATTTCCAGTAACTTATAAAGGGGCAAATGTATCATTTATAAAAAGAATGGATAGACAAACACAAAAAGATGTCTATTGCAATTGTATTCAGACTTATTATAAAAAATTTAAAACTGCTGAAAATAATCCTAATATTTCAAATGCGATGAGAGTGTCTCAAATTTTATCAGGGAGTTCAAGTTTAGGAGGTAAAATTTTTTTTGGTAATGCAAGCAACAATAGAAAGCCTAAATATGACGCATTATCGGCAATAAATGTTCAGACAATAGTTCCCATACGAAATAAATTTTGATTTTTAGTTGCGTTCAAAAATAATTAATCTTTAGAAATAATTATTTTTTCTCACGTCATTTTATAATGACGCACATTAAAACAAGTGGCACTAGAGCGGAAGTTTGGCACGGAACTGCCAAGCACACTAGCGGCGGGTTAGAAAAGAAAGATTTACTTCAGAACAAACATGGTCGCATTGTTTCAAAGAGAAAGCATCTTTCTGAAAAGAAAGCTAAACGTTTGATAAAAGCTGGTTATGGAACCCAAAAGGGTAAATTTGGATTTGTTAAAATTGGCAGCAAGAAAGGAGGTAGTCGCGGCGTTAGCCGCAGCCGTAGCCGCAGTCGCAGTTTAATGTTAGGACGTTCCCGTTCAGGAGGACGCAGTCGCAGAAGACGTGGCGGAAACGGAACAAACTATGCATTGAGCCCCACAGAAGTTAGTGGTATGGTTGGAACAACCGCATCAAACCCTAGCACTGGCGTACAATTCGCTGCGGGAAGAGGTAACTAATTTGCCACTTTTAGAAAAAGTAGCGCAAAATCTAAAAGGTAGAGCCAAATCTACTGCCACTTTTAGAAAAAGTTTAATAAAATAAAAATCAAAACAACTTCCACTTTTAGAAATGGAAGTTATTTAACTTTTTTAAAGTTCTATATTAAGTATGTCTTCACAAAAAGTTCCCATGCGATATTTGCCAAAACGATTAACAAGAAAAGATAAAAAAGTGCAAGCGCAAATGTTGAAAAAATCAAGACGCTTATATAAGAAAGGGATTTACTTTAGTAGAAAACCATTGCCTAGTTTCAAGAGCAACATCTCTCCTCATATTATTAAGGCACGTAAAATGTATGGAGTTGAAAAAATTGGTGCTACTGATGAATTAGCAAAAAAAACGGGGTGTTCAAAAAATGCGTTAGCTAAAATAATAAATAAAGGCGCCGGAGCGTATTTTTCGTCAGGTTCTAGACCGAATCAAACAGCACAATCATGGGGGGTTGCACGTTTAGCAAGTTCAATAACTTCTGGAAAAGCAGCGGCCGTAGACTTTAAAATTTTAAATAATGGTTGTAAACCGGAAAGTAGAGCACTTTCTTTGGCAAAGAAAGCAAAAAAAAAGTATGGATATGGCACTGGTCCTACAAGAAAAACTAAATTATAAAATGCGTCAAAATAAAATTATTTTGACGCATAAGTATTTAAAGATTGTAAAATACAAAGTCTATAAATGTCTAATTCGATAAAAAATTCGTCAACTGATAGTAATGTATTAACAATTAAAACTGTTCAGATTGCACCCTTTAGGACATTAATGACTGCGCTCAAGGATATTTTATTAGAGACGAATATAACCTTTCAACCAGATGGCATTCGTATTATTAATATGGATAAGTCACACACCATTTTAGCTCATTTACACTTAGCTGCGCAAAATTTTGAGTTTTATGAGTGTAAGAAAGAGAAAATTATTATTGGCGTAAATATGTTTCATTTGTTCAAGTTAATTAACTCAATTGATAATGATGATACCCTTACAATTTACATTGAGAATTCTGATTATGTTGATGGTATTGTTTCGCATTTGGCGCTCAAGTTTGAGAATGGCGAGATTAAGCAATGTAAGACGCAAAAGCTGAGACTCATTGAGCCTGAGCCTGAAGAGTTGGAGTATCCTGATGTAAAGTTTTCGTCGATTATCAATTTGCCTTCATCTGATTTCCAAAAGATTATTCGTGACCTGTCTTGTATTTCGGATAAGTTGGAGATTAAGTCAGTGGGCAGTGAACTTATCTTTAAGTGTTCCGGTCAGTTTGCGTCCGCAGAAATTCACAGAGCAGAGTCAGATGGTAGCATGGGTTTCGTATTGAAACAGGATTCATCAAAGGTAATTCAAGGAGAGTTTTCCCTGAAGAACCTTGGATATTTTATTAAGTGTACAAATTTATGTTCGCAAATTGAAGTTTACTTGGAGAATGATTTACCTCTTGTTGTGAAATACAATGTCGCCAGTTTAGGCGAGATAAAACTCTGTTTAGCACCCCTTCCCTCTACATAAATGAAGCCATTATAATAATTATAAATTGACACGATAAAAATTTTTTTATATATTATTAACTAAAATTTAAAATATTTTCAGTTAATAATATAAATGGCAAATACACGATTCTATTATGATCCTTGTAGAACAAAAAAAAGATTACAACAAGCAACTGGGCCAGGTAGATACATATTAGATGTACCTGGAAATGGTTCAGATCCTTGCTACATAGAAGATCCACAAATTATCATTCAAAAATGGGGTGCAAACTTAAGAACGAATACAATAAACTTGGAGAGTGAACTTTTGGGAGTAAATAGAAAAGCCAGTAGAGATTGTTTAGGAAAAGACTTGTATACAAATTATAACGTCCCTAGTAGAGCAATTTCTTATCCAACATGTAATAATTTATATACTGAACAATCAAGAGCTATAATGCCTGCTTGGACTGCCAGAGATCTAGAGCAAGTTGATTGGTATACATTACCTTTGAACCCCCAAGAAAACACTTGCTTTCCTTTTGAAAATAATTTAAATACAAGAATTTTAGAAAAAGATTATCATGTTCCGATTGAATTTACCCCAATGTGCATTTCATCAAATAATATTGTTCCTGAAAATTAAAATTTTAATAAACTTAATCCATTTATTAAAATTAAAGAATAATTGGCTCTTTAAAATATATTGTTTTATATATATATTAATATGGAAATTGCATTACCAATGATAGCGCTAGGCGGATTATATGTCATATCTAATCAAAATAACTCAAAAAAACGCAAATCGCAACTACTTGAAAATTTTCAAACAGCAGGAGCAAATAGAAATGCATTGCCAAACACAGATATAGCGCCTCAAAATTATCCGGTTAAAAATTTGAATAGTTTAAATGATAACGTGCAAGAATATCCTAACCCAAATGTTGCAACAGATAAATACTTCAATCAAAGTTACTTTGAAAAAAAAGAAAATGAAGGCGTTCGCGTAGGAAATATGCCGCAACAAGTTTATAGTATGACGGGTAACTACTTGGAGTCGCAAGAGTTTAAACATAATAATATGGTTCCATTTTATGGCGGTAAGGTTAAAGGTTATACTTATGATATGAATGTAGCGGAAACTTTATTAGATAACATGGCTGGAACTGGTTCTCAAGTAATAAAAAAGATAGAACAAGCACCACTTTTTAAACCCGAAGATAATATTAACTGGGCGTATGGAGCACCAAATAACAGCGATTTTTATCAATCAAGAGTCAACCCAGGAATGAAAAGCAATAATGTAAAGCCTTTTGCACCTGTTTATGTTGGTCCTGGTTTGAATCAAGGGTTTAGTTCTGAAGGAACCGGAGGATTCAACTCTGGAATGGAAGCTCGTGATTTATGGATGGATAAAACTGTTGATCAGTTACGCGTTGTTACAAATCCTAAAATGGAATATACATTAGATAATCACGAGGGTCCTGCTAATGCGCAAATCAAAAATTTGGGAATTATTGGTCGTGTCGAAAAACAAAAACCAGACACATTTTTTATGAATACGCAGGATAGATGGCTCACTACAACCGGCGATGAAAAGGGGCAGATGTTACGCTCAATACAAGAAATGGGTGTAATTCGCAGACCAAACTGCGAAACTTCTTATCCTGGTCCTGCTGCCCCCGCAGAAAAGGTTGCGGGGTATGTTCCGACTGCATATGAAAATTCAAAAAGAACTGAGCTGCCTGCTAAAGATATAAATCATTCAACTGCCGTTGGAAGAGGACCTGTAGATAATTTGAATATGCTACAAAGTTATTCTAATTACAACAATCATAGATCAACAAGTCGTCAAACGGATACTATGCGAAGTGGTTTTAGCGGAGCTATCGGCGCAGTCATTGCACCATTAATGGATATACTAAGACCTTCTAGAAAAGAAGAAGTTGTATCAAATTTGAGAATTTATGGTGATGCCGGGCGCGCAGTCGAGTCTGGATACGTTTTGAATCCAAATGATGTAACACCTAAAACTATAAAAGAAACAACCTTGTACACCCCAAATACTTTTATTAACAATCAAAAAGAAAGCATTTATGTTAACAATTACACGCCTATGGATTTAACGCAGAGGGATACTACAAGTTGCTCAACTTTAGGTTTTGTTGGAGGTGCTGCAACAGGTTATGGTGACATGAACTATGATAGTGTTTATAGACAAACTAATAACGATGTAAAAGCACAAACAATTTACAATCGTCCTAATATGGGAGGAACTGAAACTTTTAACAACCAATACAATATATCTGTTTCGAAACAGGAGTCTGATTGCATTAATACACGTTTTACGGCGCCATCGTCGGTAATTAAAATATCTCCTGGTAAAGAAATTTATGGTAAATTAAATACTCCTCAATATAAAAATGAAGGGATGTCTAGCGATAGAATAAGTCCAGATTTACTGAATGCATTTAGGTCTAATCCATACACGCATAGTTTGACGACAAGTGTTTAAACCGATGAACATTTAAACCGATAACAATTTTAGCGTTAAACCTGGGTTCCCCGCTAAATTAATCTTAACTTTAAGGTGATTTTTAAATTTTTGATAATAAAAAAAATATAAATAATAGTTTTTATATTTTTATATTTATTTTATATATAATATGTCATTTAGTAGAAATGGTTCGGGATATATGACATCACGCGGTTGCTATCAACCTCCAAATTGTGGACAACCTGCATGCCCGCCTGTAAACGTATTTGTAAATGGCGGCGGTGGCGGCGGCGGAACGGGTCCGCAAGGCGCACAAGGCGCACAAGGCGCACAAGGCGCAACAGGTTCTGTGTTTGTAAGCGGTGAAGGGTATGGAAATGTAGTAGTTTACAACTCTGGGAATGCAAGTCAAAGCGCAATTCTAGGAACTACAGGGTCTGGTGGT